GAATCTTCACAACCTGAAGATTTATCTAATGCTATGGCTGCTTATACCGCCGCTATAAGTAAAACAAAAGACATTAAGTTGTCTATAAAATAATACGGGAGAGAAAAAGATATGTACTTATCTGAAACTTACGAAAAAAAATGGCAGCCAGTCCTAGAACACGCTGATCTTCCAAAGATCACGGATTCATACAGACGTGCCGTTACTGCTACTATCTTGGAAAACCAAGAAAGAGCAATTAAAGAAGACAATGCTTTTTTAAGTGAAGCAGCTCCTACTAACTCTACTGGTGCATCAATCAGTAATTGGGATCCAATCCTAATTTCGTTAGTAAGAAGAGCTATGCCAAACTTAATAGCATACGATATTGCTGGTGTACAACCAATGACTGGTCCTACTGGTTTAATATTTGCTATGAGAAGCAGATACACTAACCAATCAGGAACTGAAGCATTATTTGACGAAGCTGACACAGATTTCACAAGCAGAAACGCTGCTGGTGATTCAACATCTGTATCTGGCCCAACTCAAACAGGTTCAAATCCAGGTTTATTAAATGACGATCCTTCGACTGCTTACACAAGAGGTCAAGGTATGGCAACAGCTACTGCTGAAGCTCTAGGTGACTCTGCTAACAACGCTTTTGCTCAAATGGCATTCTCAATTGAGAAATCAACTGTGACTGCTAAGTCAAGAGCTCTAAAAGCTGAGTACACTATGGAATTAGCACAAGACTTGAAAGCTATCCACGGTTTAGACGCTGAGACAGAATTGGCTAACATATTATCTGCTGAAATCCTTGCGGAAATCAATAGAGAAGTAGTTAGAACAATCTACATCAACGCTGAAATCGGTGCTTCAAATAACTCATCAACACACATTGGTGCTGTAAGCGCTATCAACACAACTAACCCAGGAATCTTTGACTTAGATACAGATTCTAACGGTAGATGGTCTGTTGAAAGATTTAAAGGTCTTATGTTCCAAGTTGAGAGAGAAGCTAATGTTATCGCTCAAAGAACAAGACGAGGAAAAGGTAATATAATCATCTGTTCATCTGACGTTGCTTCGGCACTTCAAATGGCTGGTGTATTAGATTACACTCCTGCTCTTAACAACAACCTAAACGTTGACGACACAGGCAACACATTTGCTGGTGTATTAAACGGTAGATACAAAGTGTACATTGATCCATATTCTGCGAACAATAGTGCTAAACAATACTTTGTAGTAGGTTACAAAGGTAACTCACCATATGACGCTGGTATATTCTACTGCCCATATGTACCTTTACAAATGGTAAGAGCTGTTGGCCAAGACACATTCCAACCGAAGATTGGGTTTAAGACGAGGTACGGCTTACAAGCAAATCCTTTTGCTGAAGCTTCTGCTTCTTCTCTTAATGCTGTAATCAATGGCGCTGGTAATGCTAACGCTAACAGATACTACAGACGAGTTCAAGTTGCGAACTTGATGTAATCTTTAAATAATACTTTAAAAAGGCGAGGCCTAAAAAACCTCGCCTTTTTTTTGGCCTTTTTAATAAGAAACTGATTTTTGCTTGTATAAATAATTATATGACTTACAAACATAAACATCATATCATACCCAAGCATATGGGTGGTTCGGATGATAAATCTAATTTAATAGAATTAACCCCTAAACAACACGCTCTCGCTCATAAGAAACTATATGAAAAATATGGTAAGTGGCAAGATTTGTTTGCTTATAAAGCATTGTCTGGCCGTATGAAAAAGGAAGATATACATAGAGAGAAAGCCAGAATGGCTAATTTGGGTAATAAACATTTTTTAGGTAAAACACATACAAGTGAAACAAGAAAGAAAATAAGTGAAGGTAATATGGTAGCAAAACTTGGAAATACATACAGATTAGGAAAACCACATACAGAAAGAACTAAAGAAAAAATATCAGATACATTAAAAGGCAATTCAAATAAACTAGGTAAAACTGGTTATAAACTCTCCGAAGAAACAAAAAACAAGATGTCTTTAGCAAAAACTGGAAAAAATAATCCTGCTACTAGGCCAGATGTAAGAGAGAAATTAAGATTAGCTGCTTTAAGACGATATAGAATGGCCTAAATAATAATATATGGTAGAAGTAGTATATCTCATACCATTGTTGTACGACTTTTATTTAAAACAATTCAGGACCTTTGCTGATATGGAAATAAAGAAATACGAATCACAACAAGAGTGTGTAAAAGAAATGAACAAACAAAACAGAAAATATGAAATAGAGTTTTCTGCTATAAGAGTAGTGTGTGTAATAAAATGAAAAAAATAACAATTCAATATTTGTGGATAATAGGTATTTTTTTATTATTCATATTGTTGGTCGGATGTGCCAACAAGAATATAGAAACTAACAAAAAACCAAGTGTTTATGATGGTTCTATTAGTCTGGCTATCGCTTGTATATTCAGTCCACAAGACTGTGATAAGGCTAGAGAAGAAAAAGCTTGGGAAGAAGTAGATAAATAGTAGTATGACAACTACAAACGCTTATAGTCGCCAACCTACAGCACAAGACTATGCTAGTCCTACACAGTTTAAGTTTAACATACTTAAACTACCTAAAGTAGAATACTTTTGTACAGCAGTTAATTTACCAGGCATAACTTTAAGTGGCAGTCCTATACAGGCCACACCTTTAAAAGACATACCATTACCTGGCGATAAGTTAACTTATGAGCCTTTATCTATGACTTTTATCGTAGATGAAAACTTAGAAAACTTCCAAGAGATACACGGTTGGTTAGTAGGCCTAGGTTTTCCAAGAGATTATTCTGAGTTTAGAAACTTAGTTGCTTCAGGTGATGATAGATTTCCAGCCAAAAATCAATCTATCAGTACAGAAATAGGCAAAGTAAAATATGGTTCACCAAATGTTGGTGGTACATACTCAGACGCTACATTATTGATATTAACAAGTAAGAACAATCCTCAATTAGAAGTAAGATTTAGAAATGTATTTCCTACATCATTGACTGGTTTGACTTATGACCAACGAGCTACAGATGTTGAATACTTGACGGCAACTGTAAACTTTAATTATGAAATATATGATTTCGCTACAGTAGGATCATCTACAACAAGTGTTACAACCTCGTAAAAGCTTGATTTTTTTTAGCTTTTGTGATATTATGGAGTTATTATGGATTTAGAACAATTACAAGATTTAGCTGATAAAAAACTAAAAATTAATGATACTGAACTTGATTTAGAGTCATTAAAGACACCCCAATTACATAACGAATTTATGAAACACTTAACAAAGTACAAGTTAATGTTAAGTCGTGCTGAAACTGAATATAGTATTTTAAAAAGAGAAAAATGGGAATATTATACGGGAAAATCAGACGCTTCTGTTTATGCTGAAAAACCATTTGATTTAAAAATATTAAGAACAGACATAGATAAGTATTTGGAATCAGACGAAGACTTACAAAAGGCTAAACAAAAAGTTGATTATCTTTCTACAACAGTTGATTTTTTAGATAGAACAATTAGACTCATATCAAATAGAGGTTTCATTATTAAGAACGCCATAGACTGGAGAAAGTTTACTAGTGGCGCTATCTAAAAATGACAACCACAAGATACCTTATCATAGATAAACCAGACGAAATCTATTTAAAGATAGAAGCTGAGGCCGATATTCGTAGAGAACTAGGTGCTTATTTCACTTTTGAAGTCCCAGGATACAAATTTATTCCCGCTTATAGAAATCGAGTATGGGACGGTAAGATAAGATTATTCAGTTATGCCACAGGCCAAATATATGCTGGCCTTTATCCTTACATATTAAACTGGTGCAAAGAAAATAATGTACAGGTTGTTGATGGTACTAAAATAAAAGATACAAATGTAGATGATAAAAAGATAGATCAATTTATAAAGGCACTAAAAATACCAAAAATAGAAGTAAGAGATTATCAAAAAGAGGCCTTTGTTCACGCCGTTAAAAAGAACAGATGTTTACTACTATCACCAACAGCTTCTGGAAAATCACTTATTATTTACTTAATAATGATATTTAATCTATTAAGATTAAAAGAAAGTAAACAAAATAAGATACTCATTATTGTACCAACCACATCATTAGTAGAACAATTATTTAAAGACTTTAAAGATTATGGTTATAATAGTGATCGTAATGTACATAGAATATATCAAGGCCACGAAAAAGAAACAAATAAAAGAGTTATTATTACAACTTGGCAATCAGTATATAATTTACCTAAAAAATGGTTTAATGATTTTGGTACAGTTATTGGTGATGAAGCACACTTGTTTAAAGCGGTTTCATTAACAAAAATAATGACTAAACTAACTAAATGTAAATATAGAATTGGTTTAACTGGTACCTTAGATGGTACTAAGACACATAAACTTGTGTTAGAGGGTTTATTTGGTACTGTAAATAAAGTTGTGTCAACAAGTCAATTACAAGAAAATAAACAACTGGCCGATTTAAAAATATTCTGTTTGATATTACAACACGACAAAAACGCCTGTCATTTTTTAAAAGATAAAACATACCAAGAAGAAATGGATTATCTTGTTTCTAACGAAAAAAGGAATAAATATATACGCAATCTATGTTTGTCTTTGCAAGGCAATACACTATGTCTGTTTCAGTACGTTGAAAAACACGGAATGCTACTTAAACAATTAATAGAGGAGAAAGCTGATGAAAAAAAAGTTTTCTTTGTTTATGGAGGTGTTGAAGCAGAGGAACGTGAGAAGATACGTTTCATTACAGAAAAGTCGGAAGGTGCTATTATTATTGCTAGTTACGGCACTTTTAGCACTGGTATTAATATACGCAATTTACACAACATTGTTTTTGCTAGTCCTTCAAAGTCTAGGATACGTAATCTCCAAAGTATTGGCCGTGGTCTTCGGTTAAAAGATAATGATTCATCAGCAACTTTATATGATATTGCTGATAATTTAACGTACAACGAAAAAGAGAATTACACTTTAGCACACTTTAGAGAAAGAATAAATATCTATAATAGTGAAGACTTTAATTACGAAATTCATAATGTGGAGTTAAAATAAATGCAACAACCAATAGTAAAAGTAATTAAACTAGACAACGGCGATGATATCGTTTGTTGTTTTCCCGAAAAGCAATTAGCCGAATCAACAGGCTTAATTAGATTGGTTAAACCATTATTAATTAAATATGTGCCTCAATTAACACCACAAGGTTTTAAAGATTATGTTGCTCTTATTAAATGGGCGGCTTATACAAATGATGAGGTTATAACTATTCCTATTAAAAAGATATTAACTATAACAAACGCCACCAACGAGATGGCCAAAAGTTTTGAACATATGGCAAAAGATTATCAAAGACTTGAAGCTCCAAGAAAAGATAGTGACTATAAAAGAAGTATGTTTAGTAAAGAAGATAACGACAAAGTAAATGAAATATTTGATGAGTTTAGTGATATTGATGATGGTAACGGAACAATCCACTAGCCTGGTAGCCTTCATATCATCCGCTACACGCTCCATTATACACAAATTTTATTAAAAGTCAATGTTGATATGAAATTAGATTGTTTTTATAAAGTTAAAATTACCAAAGAAAATAAAACAGAAATTTATCATTGGGGATATTTTCCATATAAAATGGTTTTAGATGATGTAGAACAAGCCTACAAAGACGGAGCTGACGCTGTTGAATTAGAAATGATTACTAAAAAACAATTTGATAAAATTATAAAACCTTATACATCAGGCCATTGACATTTGAAGCAAGATGTAGTATATTATATATTATGACTAGAACAAAAAAGAAAAGCGAACATTACGTTAATAATGCTGAATTTTTAGAGGCTATGAAAGCCTACAAGAAAGCGGTTAATAAAGCTAAAAGAGAAAAACTAGAAAAACCACCAGTAACAGATTACATTGGTAGTTGTTTTTTAAAAATAGCAAATCACCTATCATACAGACCAAACTTTATTAATTATACATTTAGAGATGATATGATTAGTGATGGTATTGAAAATTGTTTACAATATTTGGACAATTTTAATCCTGCTAAATCTAACAACCCTTTTGCTTACTTCACTCAAATTATTTACTTTGCTTTTGTTAGAAGAATACAAAAGGAGAAAAAACAAGTAACAATAAAACAAAAGTTAATAATGGATAATAATTATGATGATATTACTTTACAGCCAGGTGAAGATAGAGAATTTAAAAATCAGTTTAAAGAATATTTACAAAAAAATATGAGAATTGAAGAACCAACAAAAAAAGAAAAAAAAGTAGTTAAAAAAAAGAAGACAAGTACCACGACTAAATTTTTTGGTTAATTATGAAAATAGCTTTACTAAATGATACCCATTTTGGGTGTAGAAACGACTCACCCGCTTTTATAGATTATCATAACAAGTTTTATGATGAAATATTTTTTCCATATCTTATTAATAATAATATAAAAACATTGGTTCATTTAGGTGATGTTGTTGATAGAAGAAAGTTTATTAATCACAATACAGCTCACAACTTTAGAGTTAAATTTTGGGATAGATTATATGAATTAAAAATAGATACACATATTATTATAGGTAACCACGACACATATTATAAAAATACAAATGAAGTAAACGCCATAGAAAATTTAAATATAACCGTACCAGCTTCAATCTATACAAGACCACGTGAAGTAGAATTTGATGGTACTAAAATACAATTTCTTCCTTGGATTTGTGATGACAATTATGAAGAATCAATACACGCTATAGATCACTCAAATGCCGACATATGTTTTGGTCACTTAGAAATAAAAGGTTTTGAAATGCACGGTGGTCATATGAACGAACACGGTTTAGAAAGAGATCAATTTAGAAGATTTGAAAAAGTATTATCTGGACATTTTCATAAAAAATCAGATGATGGCCATATCTATTATCTAGGAACTCAATATGAAATTATGTGGTCAGATTATGGTTGTTCAAAAGGATTTCATATTTTTGATACAGAAACAAGAGAACTAGAAAGAATTGAAAATCCAAATAAGATATTTAAAAAATTTACATATGACGACAAAACTTATAACTATACAAATCACAACTTACAAAATTATGATGGTTGTTTTGTTAAGTTATTTGTATCTCAAAAAACAAATGAAGAAATGTACAATAAACTTATTGAAAGATTTTACAATGAAATTAATGTACACGAACTTGTTATTGTAGAAGACCCTACTGATATTAAATCATCCGTAAGAGATGATATATTAGAACAAGGTGAAGATACATTAACTTTTTTAAGAAATTATATTGACCAAGTAGATACAGATTTAAACAAGCAAAAATTAAAAGAGTTTGCTAAAGAACTTTATGTAGAGGCTAGTGAATGAGTAAAATTACAAATGTAAAATCAACCCATATGAATTGGGGTCCTTACGTTATGAAAACAAAAGTACCTGATTATATTGTTAAGAAATTAAAAGTTGAAGGTATTAAAACAAAAGAAAGTTATAATCACGCTTTGGCTGGTCATTTAGATAATCAATTTTTATATCCACAAAATGTACAAGAATGGTTTTATAATGAGATACACCCTATCATACAAGCATATAGAAATGGTCATTGTAAGTTTCACGGTATAGAAGAATTAAATGTAGATTTAAGAGCAGATGATCTATGGGTTAATTATATGGAAGCTGGTGACTTTAATCCTGTACATACACACGGTGGTGATTATTCGTTTGTATTATTTTTAGATATACCAAAACAATTAAAAAAAGAACAAGAAGATTTTAAAGGCACATCATCAAAACCAGGTTCTTTAATGTTTGAATATACACAACAAGCACGACCTCGTTGGGCAACCACAGGTACGGCCATTAGACCAGAAACAGGCGATTTGTATATGTTTCCTGCTTTATTACAACATTGGGTCTGTCCATTCAAATCTAAAGTAACTAGAATAAGTGTATCAGGCAATTTAAGGATTTTAAACAAAGAGAAATTACCACGTGATTACTTTTAAAAAAATAAAATATAAAAACTTTCTTTCTACTGGTAACACACCAATAGAAATTGATTTACATAGATCAAACACCACATTAATTGTTGGTAGTAATGGTTCAGGCAAATCAACTTTGTTAGACGCTTTATGTTTTGTTTTATTTAATAGGCCATTTAGAATAATTAAAAAAGAACAAATGGTCAATACTGTCAATGATGGTGATTGTCAAGTAGAAGTAGAGTTTGATGTTGGAACAAAACAATACAAGATTATACGAGGCATTAAACCAAACATATTTGAAATATATCAAAATGATATACTAATAAACCAAGACGCCTCTAATATTGATTATCAGAAATATTTAGAAAACAATATAATGAGATTAAACTATAGATCATTTTTACAAGTTGTATTATTAGGTTCATCATCATACGAGCCGTTTATGAAAATGAAACCACGATATAGACGAGAGGTGGTAGAAGAAATATTAGACATAAGAGTATTTGGCCTTATGGACTTAATATTAAGGCCTCAACAATCAGAATTAACTAAGAATGTTACGGAACTACGCCATAAATGTGATTTAATAGAATCTAAGTACGAAACAGAATTAAAACACTATAAGACGATTTCCGACCTAAACCTGAACGACCTGGACGGTAAAAAGAAGACATTATTAAAGAATGGTGAGGCCAGTTATCAGTATCATAAAAAGATAGAAGAAATTAACATTGAAATAGAATCATATCAGGATAAAGTAAAATATAAAGATAAAGAACAGGCCAAGTTAAACAAGTTATCAAAACTAGAAGCTAAGATAGAACAAAACTTATCTACACATAAAAAAAGTTTAGAGTTTTTCCAAGAAAATGATAACTGTCCTACCTGTACACAACCATTAGAGGCCGAGTTTAGAGGTGAAAAGATTGCCTATGAAAAAGGTAAATTAGTAACTCTAAATGACGGTATGAAAAGATTAATGGAAGAAATTACTAAACAAGAAGAACTTATTACGGCTATGGAAAAGATGTCAAATAAGATGTATGAGTTAAATGTAGATGTATCTAAATTACAAACTTCAATTGATGAAATAGACAAGTATTCAAACAACATACACGAAGAAATAAAAGCTTTGGAAAACAAACAAACAGATGGTAAAGAAATAGAAAAACATTTAGAACAATTAAAAATTGATTTAGAAAATACTAAAGTTGAAAGAGATAAAATAATAGAACAAAAAGGCTATGTAGATATATTAAGAGAAATCTTAAATGATAAAGGTGCTAAGGCACAAATTATTCGTAAGTATGTACCAATTATGAATACATTAATTAATCAGTATTTACAGGCTATGGACTTTTTTATATCGTTTCATTTAGATGAGGAGTTTAATGAAACAGTTAAAAGTAGATTTAGAGATACCTTTAACTATAATAATTTTAGTGAGGGTGAAAAGATGAGAATAGATTTGGCCTTGTTATTTACTTGGCGACAGATTGCTAAAATGAAAAATAGTGTTAATACAAACTTATTAGTATTAGATGAAATCTTTGATTCAAGTTTAGATGGTCAAGGCACAGATGACTTTTTTAAAATTATAAAAACTATGACAAAAGAAAACATCTTTATAATATCACACAAAGGCGATATACTGTTTGATAAATTTACAGATATAGTGAAGTTTGAAAAATATAAAAACTTTACAAGACTACAACAAACATAGGAGATAATATGGAAGAATTGAAATTAATACCACCAACAGATCCGAGAGTACAAACGGCCATAGCACCGTTTCAGGAAGATATGTTAAAAGAAGAAGGATTTAAAGATAGAAAAGAACTATCAGATAAAATGTTTGACGCTATGAAGAAATATGGTGGCATAGGTTTATCTGCTAATCAAGTAGGTTTACCATTTAATATGTTTGTTATGGGTGGCCATTTACAAATAGAAAACGGTTTAAAAATGACTTGTTTTAATCCTATGATAATAACAAGTAGTGAGGAACAAGTTATGATGCAAGAGGGTTGTTTAACTTTTCCTTTTGTATTTTTACATATCAAAAGACCTCGTAAAGTTGTTGTAAAGTATGAAGATGAAAATGGTGATTTAAAAGAAGGCCATTTAGATGGTATGATGAGTAGAGTATTCCAACACGAATACGACCATATGTTAGGTAGAACATTTACTGAACACGTATCTAAATTTAAATTAGATAGAGCTTATAAAAAGGCTGAAAAAATGATTGATACTTTAAAGAAAGATAAAGACGCCAGAATTATTGAAAAACCAATAAGTAAGGAGTAATATGCCAAAAGAACGACCAAAAATATATGAAAGAAATCCAATGACAGATGTTATTCGTTGGAGATATGTTGACGAATCACCAGATAAATTTGGATGGCCAAACTACGGAAGAATATTAAATGAGAAAAAGAAAAACGTACATACACGTAAACCAGCACGTAATAAGAAGTAATAAGAAAAATGGAACAGATGATCCAGTTATTACGGTTAAGCAAGGTAGTAAGAATGTTTATTGCCATAAAGTGGCTATTAACGGACCATCCGTTGT